GATGGAACCGTAAGTGGTTCCGTCTGACTGAAACAATCTACATGAAACTTAAAACAACACCACTTCGTGTTGTTGTGTTTAATCTTCTAAAAAAGAAAAATAGTTTGAGCGATAGCGAAAACTTGTTTCGTGAAACGAAACACATAAATATATACAACTATCTAGGAGAGTATTGTGAAAGTATTTGATGTTGTCAATGAGGGAAAAGTTGAAGAAGGTCCTCTTGATTATGTAAAAAGAGCATTTGGTAGTAAAACTGCTGCTACTAAGATTGACATGGGTCAAGAAACAAAGAGATTAGCCAACGATTTTAAAGCATTTTATAAAAATACTCCTGATGGTGTTCCTACTACTGCATTATTGTTAAAGTTTCTTCAGGATGCTGGGTTGCCAATCGGATCTGAAAAAGAAATAATTGCAGCGATGAGAAAAAATCCCAGCATGACAAGAAAAATTAAAGGTGCAGCAAAAAGCACTGCTGGCGTTGCAGGAAAAGTTGCAAAAGGTGCTGCTGGCGCAGTTGCTAAGGGCGCACAAAAAATTGGTCAAGCAGTTAAGGGACCTGCTCCGATAAAACCAAAAGACGGCGAAACTGTAATGACAGCAGGAATGTACGAATCATTAATGGAAGCAGAACTTGCACCTAGCGACATCACTGGCATAATTCAACATTTTGTAAAAAAAGGGTTACAGGCTAAAGGTGCTGATGTTAAAAGATCAAAATATGCGGCTCCGGCACAGCAAGAGCCAGCAGGAATAGTGCAGAAAGCACAAAGTGCTACAGGCGGAACTGCTCCTGCTAGTAAGGCACCAAGCGGAGAAGAACCAGCACAACAGCCTAAGTTATCAAAGGCAGGACAAGTAGTAGTAAGTGCATTTAAAAAGTTGCCAGCAGCAGAAAAGCAAACTGTTTTAGGAATGTTAAGTTCTTAAAAGAAAGGTAAACCTGATTTTTTAGTTGTTTCTAGATTATCATTAATAAGTGTAGCACAAATTTCTCGATCTTCTGCGCCCATGATATAGATATCTTCTATAGATACAGATCCTCTCATATACCAACACAATTTCATTAGTTCTAGTTTAAACTGCTTGGCCTCTTTTTCTAGGATCTTGACTTCGTTTAAAATTTGGTCAACCGGCCAGGGCAAGATCCTTATGCGAAAAAATTTGCTTGGTCAAACATAATAGGTACTTCGTAACTTTCAGGAGCACCTTTTTCTATATCTTCAGGATCTGACATTACCTTCATTGGTGGAATGTTAAATTTTGATTTTTCGTTTTCAATTTGACTAGAAACAAGATTATAAAAAGTTCTATCAGCATTTTCGATAAATTCTTTTATTTGATGAGGGTTCGTAACTTTGTCCTCTCCTATTTCTATACTCTGTATGCTAGACAACATCATGCCAACAGTTAACTCTGTAAGTTTTTTGAAACTTTTGTTAAATTGATTTATTGTTTCTTCATCAGATGTATTTTCATCATTTACAATAGCAAATACACGCTGTTCTTCAAATGTTTTAATAGCACTTTGTGTAAATTCTTTATAGTTGATTGGACGTATTTTAATCACAAGATCGTCTACATAAACGGTATCATTAAACTCTATGTCGCGATATTGCTCTAATAGTGGACGCAAGTCAGTGCTAAAGTCTCTAGTTTCGTTAATACCAGGCACTGACGATGTAATAGTCATATATTCGCCAAATGTAGCAATTCGAATAGCAATAAGTGCAGCATCAAGATCTAAACTTGGCATCATCCAAGCATTTTTAATATTAGGAATGCAACTTTGTATAACATCAACAGTTGATTGACCGTTCATAAGAGCATCAGCAGTTTTAAATGCTAGTTCGTCTTTAGCAGTCATTGAAAATACAGGATACTCATTGTTTTCTGTAGGTTCAAGTGCACCTTCAGGATAGTACTTTCCTTTACTAGGCAAAGTCATGTATAACTTAGGTTGTCTAAAATATTTCTTTAAAGGGTTAGCACCCGGTGCAGTAATTTCTGGCATGTTTTTCTCCGCATAAATACAATATAAGCGTATGTATCTCTTTTATTTATATGCGCATATTATAGGAACAACGTTTTATGGCAGGACCAGTTCAAGGTCAATGGGGCGGCGAAGACATCATTCTAAATGATGCAGCAACCGAAACTACGGCTTTACAAATACTAGCAGCAGTAAACCGCATGAGCGGTGGACCGAACACTAGTCAATCACAAAAAGCCGCAGACATGCTTGCTCAAGCCAACATGAATGCTGCGTCAGCAGCCTCTGCTGCTGCGGATGCAGTAAGCGGACTAGGTTCAGCAGTAGCCGGTGCATTTAGCACAATGATAGGCACAATAAGAGGTCTAGGCGAAGAATTACTTATTGGCGGCAATAGAATAAGTGACTTTTCTTCACACATTACAGGAGCAATGTCTGAAATTCCTGTATTTGGTGCTGCGCTCGGCGGTCTAACACAACTGTTTATTAGTGTAGTTGACAATCAGATAGACACATTTAGAGAACTAAGTGGTGTTGGTATGGATCTCGGTGGAGATCTATTTGAAGCAAAAAGATCAGCAATACAGGCAGGACTAAGTTTAGACACATTCCAGCAAACACTGATGAATAATTCTGTAGCACTAACAACTTTTGGCGGAAGTGCAAGAGAAGGTGCTAGAAGATTTAAAGAAACAAGCGGAGTACTACAAAGAAACTTCGGAAAAAATCTTTCTGCACTAGGCTTAACAATGGATGAAACTGCACAATTTACTGCCGAGTATATGGAGTTGCAGAACACTTTAGGTAGAAATCAAAAGTTTACTGCTGCAAGTCAAGCACAAGCAACTAACGATTATATTATGCAGTTAGATGGTCTTTCAAGAGTAACAGGTAAACAGCGCGAAGAAGTTGCTGCTATGTTGCAGCAACAGGCTAACGACAAGAGAATGAAAGCACTTCTGGCATCTATGGACGAAGATGTTGCTAAAACACTACAAAATGTAACAACTAATATTGCAGCAAAGAGTCCAGAGTTAGCAGAAGCAGTTACAGAACTTGTTGCTACTGGTGGCGTACCACTCAATAATGAACTTGCAAAAAGTATTTCATTGATGAGTCCTGCAATTAGAGAAGCATCTGCTCAGTTAAGAGACGGAACAATAACTGAACAGCAGTATGTTGATGTTCTTAATAGAGAAATTGCTTCGTCAAAAGACAAGTTAAAAGCCGACGGAAAAAATATTGCTACACTTGCTGCCTTAGGCAATACTGCATATGACGGAACTTTAGCATTAGCGTCTATGGGCGACGGATTAAAGTCTGTAGAAGAAGTAAGTGCAGAGCAAGCAGCAGCACAAGAACGCGGACAAAAATCACTTTTAGATTTTGAAAGAATGATTCAACAGGTTAGAAATGTTATTTTTGGTGCTCTTGTAAACAGCGGCATCTTTGATACGATTATGGATAGTTTCGAAGACTTAACAGCAATGTTTAGTGTAGACGGCGAAGAAATGGGATCTGGACTTAGTGCTTTAACTGACAAAGTAAAAGAAATAGCAAGCGGCGTAAGCAAAGTTTTTGGACAATTTGTAAGTGATGTTAAACAGTTTGGATTTGACAAAGCATTTTCATTACTTTGGAGCGAGACACTAAAACCAAAACTGTCCGAAGCATGGGAAAAGATTAGCACAGGCATTAGAGAAACTGTGTGGCCAATGTTTAGAGACGGCATGCAAAGTGCAGCAGATTATCTTACTGAAAAATTAACTACTTGGTGGCAAGGCATAGATTTCAAACAGATTCTAATGGAAAACTGGAAGACGTTTGGTGTAGTTGCAGGAGGCTTACTATTAGGAGCATTTGTTGGTATACCTGCACTAATTGGAGGAGCACTAATACTTGGCATCGGCGCACTGTTTGGTGCTGAACTGTTTTCAAACATCGGTGCAAAACTATCTGAAACATGGACATCATTCACAGACGGTATCTATGAAATGTTTTCTGGAGTAGCGGAATTTTTCCAACCAGCAGTAGATGTCTTTAGGTCAGTAGCCGATGGTATTAGAAGTATAATAAGTGGTATTACTGGATTTATTGGCGACATAATTAGCAAAATTCCAGGTGCAGGACTAGTTACTGATGGACTAACCGCAGTAAGCGACTTTTTTGGATTTGGAGAAGAAAAAGCAGAAGAAGCCATTGCAGCAGCCGATCAAAGCACAATGCGTGTACTAGAAGGCGAAGAAAAAATTGCCCATCTAAAAGAAGAAAGAGCAAGAGAACAAGAAAAATTTGATAATGCAAAATCTAGAAGAGAAAAATCTCGTGCAATGGAATGGATTAGAATGTACGATCAGGCTATTGCACAAGAAGAAGCAGCATTAGCAAATACCACAGCAGCAAGAACAGAATCTGCAGAAAGAGAAGTAACTGCTGCTGAAGCCGCAGCAATAGAAGCAGAAGCAAAAGCCGCAGCAATTTCAAGTCTTCAAACTGCCCTTGATGAAGAACGATTAAGATATCAAGATCTTACTACTAGAGAAGAACTCGAAGCATCTAAAGAAGTACAAGAAAATCTTAAACGTATGTTAGCAGAGCAAGAAGCAGCAGCACAAGAAGTTACTGATGCAAAAATACAAGCCGCTGAAAGCGAAAAACAATCCATAACTGCTACATTAGATGACACTGCTAGTACAGTAGCAGATCTTGCTAAACAAATGGGAATCGATCCATCTGAAGGGTTAAGTGCTACTCTGCACGGCGGAGTCCCAACTGAAATAAATGGACGACCAGTTCCGATGTCTATGCTTTCAGAAGATCAAAAAAATAATATACTTGCATCAAAAGAAGCACAATCATATATGCCAGATGCTGGCAATAGATCAAAAAAACAAGTAAAAAGCCCAGAAATAAAAGCACTTTCAGATGCACTTACACAAGTTAAAGATCCTAAAAACTACGCATCAGATATACATTCTGCACAACAAGGACAATTTTTAACACCTGCGCAAATGGCTGAAGCATTTGGATTTTCACCAGGAGCAAAAATACAAGGTGCTGCTTCGTCAGAATTAGATGCAGGAATTGTAGGAGCATCAGAAAAATTAAAAGGATTGCAAGAAAATCTTGACATTGAAGCAATATCCAGTTATAATAAAAAGATGGGTGAAGCAAGTGATCTACTTTCTGACATGAAAAACATGATGGCAGAAGCACAAATTAAAGAAACACCTCAACAAACTGGCGATAGCGTAATGTCGCAGTTTGAAAAACTAGATCAGTTAAATAATACACTTGGATCGCTTTTAGCAGAAACTCAGGCAGGAAATACGATAACTAAAAGACAACTGCAAATTGCAAAACGTGCAGGTGATATGATAGGATAAATTATGGCGTGGAAAAAATATTTTAGCCCGGTAAAAACAGCAGACAATCCTAACGGAAGTTACTCTCCAATAGGAGGTCCTCGCAGTGGCAACAATCCAGGGCCAGCACGTTCAAACTATTCATCATATTTGCCAGATGTGTATGTAGGAAGTCCTAATCGTGTTGAACGTTACGGACAATATAATACAATGGACTTAGACTCCGAAGTAAATGCAGCACTTGATATATTAGGAGAATTTTGTTCACAACTAAACAGACAAAATAATACTCCTTTCTTAATGCAATTTAAAACAAAAGCAACAAATTCAGAAGCAACAATATTACAGCAGTATTTGCAACAGTGGTGTAAACTACAAAATTTTGAAACAAAAATGTTTAGAATTTTACGCAATACATTTAAGTATGGCGATCAATTCTTTATAAGAGATCCTGAAACTAAGAAGTGGTTTCATGTTGACCCAGCAAATGTTAGTAGGATCATAGTTAATGAAAGCGAAGGCAAAAAGCCTGAGCAATACATTATAAAAAACTTTAATTTAAATTTTGTTGACAATGTAGCAACAACACCGTTTGAAACAAACGGAAATGTAACAGGTGGCGGCAGCGGATATTTAACAGGCGGTGTACGCGGAATGGTTGGACAACCGCAACAGTCTATGAGTGGAAATAGATTCATGACTGAAGAACGCGAAGTTGCAATAGACGCAGACCATGTAATACATCTAAGTCTATCTGAAGGCTTAGATACGAACTTCCCATTTGGTAATTCACTATTAGAAACAATATTCAAAGTCTACAAGCAGAAAGAACTGCTTGAAGATGCAATTATTATCTATCGTGTGCAAAGAGCACCTGAACGCAGAGTGTTTTATGTAGACGTTGGTAATATGCCAAGTCACTTGGCAATGCAGTTTGTCGAAAGGGTAAAGACTGAGATACATCAGAGACGCATACCGAGTTCGACAGGAGGTGGCACGAATGTCATAGACAGTTCCTACAATCCGTTGAGTATTAACGAGGACTACTTCTTCCCGCAAACTGCTGAAGGGAGAGGATCAAAAGTTGAAACACTACCAGGCGGAACTAACCTAGGTGAAATTGACGACTTGCGTTATTTCACTAACAAACTAGTACGCGGTCTCCGTATCCCTTCATCCTATCTTCCTACTGGAGCAGACGACAGTGCTGCACAGTATAATGACGGCAGAGTTGGTACTGCATATATTCAAGAATTAAGATTTAACAACTATTGTGAAAGACTACAAAAACTTCTTATAGAAGAATTTGATAGAGAATTTAAACGTTACATTCTAGAAAAAGGTGTAAATGTTGATACATCAATGTTTGATCTTAGTTTTCAACCTCCGCAGAACTTTGCTGCATATAGACAAAGTGAAATTGATAACGCTCGTGTACCAACCTATTCGCAGATGAGTGCTATACCTTACATTTCAAATCGCTTTGCAATGAAACGTTTCTTAGGACTAACCGAAGAAGAAATTGCAGAAAACGAACGCATGTGGCGTGAAGAGAATGATGAAGAATTAAGTGCTTCTCCTAATGATCCTGCAAGTGAAATGCGAGGAGCAGGAGTTAGCGGAGCAGGACTAGAATCAGATCTTGGAAGTATGGAAGATCAAGTACCTGGTGCTGAACAACCAATAGAAGGCGGAGAAGGCGAAGGTCCTACAACTGCAACTGGAGATGAAGCAGTAGCACCAGCAGCAACTGACCAAACAATATAAATACTATTATGATTTTACGTGAATTATTTTATTTCGACAAGCAAACTGGAGAGCCAGTAGAAAACGACATGTATTCTCCTGAGGATGATCAATCGCCAGTTAATCATGACGACACACGTAAAACTCGTTTAACACTCCGCCAAATTAACCGTGCACGTAAATCTAGTGAGCAACATAAACAAGAACAAGTGAAAGAACTTGATTTTATAAGACAAATGTACGGCATTGCTGCAAATGCAGAAGAAGGCGGAGTTTAAGTTATTTGGCTAAGGTTGACAAATCTCAGTTATCTAAAGCAGAGTGGAAAAAATTAAAAGAATTCCGCAGAAAAGAAAAAGCATTAGCACGTTCTGAGAAAAAGAAAAAACAATCCTTAAACGATATCAGACACAAGGTGCAAGAACAAACTAAACCCTTGGAGCACCAGCCCGAGTTTCTAGCCCAATCAAAACCTAAACAACAAATTACATTTATCAAAAACGACGATCCTAAAATTGCGTTTGTCTTAGGAAATGGCACAAGTCGTAGACCTATAGAACCTGAAACTCTAAAACACTATGGCAAAGTATATGCTTGCAATGCTATATACAGAACTTTTGATCCTGATTATCTAGTAGCAGTTGACACTAAAATGATTTTAGAATTACACAAAGCAGGCTACCAAAAGAAAAATCCAAATGTTTGGACAAATCCAAATAAGTCATTAATGAAATACAAAGGTTTTAACTTTTTTAGTCCTAGTAAAGGATGGAGCAGCGGACCTACTGCGTTATGGCTTGCCAGTCAGCACGGCTACGATAAAATTTACATATTGGGCTTTGATTATAGAGGACTAGAAGACGGACAAAAATTTAATAACGTTTATGCAGACACTCCTAACTATAAAAAATCATCAGATAGTGCAACATTTTTTGGTAACTGGATGCGACAAACGCTTACTACAATAAAAGAACATAAGCATATAGAGTATTTTAGAGTAATAGCACCAGATAATTACAGACCACAAGAACTAAATAAACTTGACAATGTACAAACTATATTAGTCGAAGATTTTAATAAAATATTTAAAAATCCTCAAATCTAGGCCAAAAACTCTCATTTTGGCCCCATAATTCTATATATTCAACTTTTTTTACTAAATAATAGTGACAGCCTTACCATAGGTCCAATTACAGGAGATTAAAATGACTAATAAGTTTGAACAAATGCTCGAGCGACTCATAAACGAGGATCGCGAAGGAGCAGAAGAATTATTCCACGAGATTGTTGTAGAAAGATCTAGAGAAATCTACGAAGGTCTATTAGAAAGCGATCTTGAAATTGATGAAACAGAAGACGAAGAAGTTGACGAAGCAACTGACGAAGAAGTTGATGAGTCAGACGAAGAAGTTGATGAATCCAAAGACGAAGACGACGATGACGAAGAGATGGACGAAGGTTTTGATCTCGACGAGTTCGAAGTTGAAGCAGATGACGACATGGGCGGAGATCCAGCAGACGATATGATGGCTGATCTAGGCATGGACGGCGAAGAAGGCGAAGAAGGCGAAGAAGGCGACGAAGAACTTGAAGATCGAGTAGTTGACCTTGAAGACGCTTTAGACGACCTTAAAGCAGAATTTGAAAAAATGATGGCTGGTGACGAAGGCGACGACGACATGGACATGGACATGGACGACGGCGAAGAAGAACCAGAAGAAGAAGCATTCCAGTTTGAATCAGAAGACGAAGAAGTCGACGAAGCAGCAGACGAAGAAGTAGACGAGTCAGACGAAGAAGTTGAAGAGTCTAAGTCAAACAAAAGTGCTGCTGAACAGATGCGCGAATATGTAGAAAAAGTTGCAGGTGGCGAACTAGGTTCTAAAATCGGCGGCGATGACGGCGCAAACAAAAAATCACCAGTAGCAAGTAAAAACGACATGGGCGGAACTGCTTCTAACATTGCACAAGGCAAAGACAATGAAGCAGGCGATCACGCTGGTTTAGGTGATATGAATGCTAAAGAAGATTCAGCAGGTAACGTGAATGTACCCGGCGGCAAAGCAGGTAAGTCAATGAAAGCAGAGCCAAAAGGTCATGGTGCAGAGAAGAAAGGTGCTGCACCAGAAAAAGCAGGTGCAGAAAGCCCAATTAACGGCGTAAGCACTCGCGCAAAATAAGGAAGCCTGAATGAGAAACTTACGAGAGCATTTGACATTCGACCAAGCAGGCATTGTAATAGAGTCGTCAGATAACGAAAACGGCGGCAAAGACCTTTATATGAAAGGTGTTTGCATCCAAGGCGGTGTACGCAATGCTAATCAGCGAGTGTATCCTGTAAATGAAATTGGCAGGGCTGTCAAAACTCTCAACGATCAAATCAGCGGAGGTTATAGTGTTCTCGGCGAAGTTGATCATCCAGAGGGACTTAATATAAACTTAGACAGAGTAAGCCACATGATTACTGATGTATGGATGGATGGCCCAAATGGATATGGCAAGTTAAAAGTTTTACCTACCCCTATGGGACAACTAGTAAAAACAATGCTTGAAAGCGGAGTTAAACTAGGTGTTTCATCTAGGGGTTCTGGTAATGTTAGTGAAGACGGCAACGGAGAAGTAAGTGATTTTGAAATTATTACTGTTGATGTTGTCGCTCAGCCAAGTGCTCCAGGTGCATACCCTACGCCAGTTTACGAGCACATTATGAACGCCCGCGGAGGGTATAAGGCATACGAATTAGCACAGGCAACCAAACATGACGAAAAGGCACAAAAGTATCTTAAGGAATCACTGGTTAATATAATCAGTAAACTCCGATAACGAAGGAGAAAAATATGTTAGATGCACTAAAAACACTTTTTGAGAACGATGTTGTTTCTGAAGAAGTACGTGCGGATATTGAAGAGGCTTGGAATGCAAAAATCAAAGAGAACAAGCAGCAGGTTACTGCTGAACTCCGCGAAGAATTTGCACAGAAATACGAGCATGATAAGCAAACAATGGTTGAAGCCATTGATACTATGCTCTCCGAAAGACTTCAAGCAGAAATTGCTGAGTTTGCAGAAGACCGCAAGCAACTAGCCGAAGCAAAAGCAAAATATGCAATGAAGATGCGTGAAAACGCAGAAATCATGAAAGGTTTTGTTATGGATCAGTTAGGAAAGGAAATTTCTGAACTACACGAAGACCAAAAAGAAATGGCAACTAAGTTTGCTACTCTTGAAGAATTTGTAGTAGAAGCACTTGCTAAAGAAATAAGTGAGTTTTATGAAGACAAGAAGGATCTTGCTGAAACCAAAGTACGTTTAGTACGCGAAGGTAAAGAACATCTTTCTAAAGTACAGAATCAATTTATTGAGAAAAGTGCTGCTCTAGTATCAGAAACAGTTGATAAAACTCTTAACAGAGAAATTCATCAATTGCACGAAGATATTGAAGAAGCACGTAGGAATGACTTTGGACGTAAGTTATTTGAAGCATTTGCATCTGAGTATGCAAACAGTTATCTTAACGAAAAGTCAGAAACTGCAAAACTTTTACAAGTTGTACAGTCTAAAGACAAGCAACTTGCTGAAGCAAAAGCGTTTGCTGCTAAAGCAAAACAACTTGCTGAATCACAAGCACACGAAAACAAGCGTATTGTTGAGACAGCACAAAGACAAGAAATTATCAATGATCTTATTGCACCACTGAATAAGAGTCAAAGAGAAATTATGGTAGACTTACTGGAATCAGTCCAAACTGCGAAATTAAGTACACAGTTTGACAAGTATTTACCGGCCGTTATCGACGGTAAAACTCCAGCCAAGCGAAAGGCACTGACAGAAGGCACAGAAATTACAGGCAACAGAGAAAACAATAACAGTAGTAAGAAGGCAGACGACTCAAACGTGATAGAAATTCGTCGTCTGGCTGGATTAAATTAAGGAGATAATGATGTCAGAACTACTAGAAAG